GGAGTAGGAAGAGGGGTACAAATACCATTAGGGTTTGCTCTTGATGTTATGTTTGATCCAGTAACATGGTTAACAGCAGGAACATCTGCGTTAGTTCCAAGAGTAGGAACTGGTATAGTAAGAGGAGCAATGAAAAAAGGGGGGACAGAAGCAGTTGAATCTGGATTAGAAGGAGCATTAAAAGGAGGATGGCAAGGATTAAAATCTGGAATACAAAAAGACGCCTCATTTGTGGCTAATATGGTTCCATTAGCTAAAAAAATATCAACAATGGAACCAGTTGTTGAAGAAATGGGGAAAAAATCAGCAGTTAGAAGTGCTGTTATTAAAGGCGCTACAAAATATACAGATTTTACAGAGAACTTAGCTAAAAAAGCAATAACTAGTTCTGAAAAATATGATAGATTAATAGGACAAAGTGTTTATGATAGACTTGGAACAGGAATAATACCTGGAGTTACATCAAGAACAGCATTTAATGCACTTGAAAAAGGTGTTAAAAAGCTTCCATATGGAGAAAAAATTGCTGACTTCTTTAGATATTCACCAGAAACAGCTGCTAAAGCTGTAGATGTAAGAGACACAGCAAGAAATATAGCTAAAGAACAAGGTGCAACATTAGCAAAAGAAGGTAATTTTGCAACTGTATCTGAATTTTTGGATCCAAAAGCAACAATTTCTATAAAAAATAAAGAAGGAGAAGCAATGGAGATTGCAATTCGCGATGCAGATGGTGTTCTTAATAAAAATTACACTAAACAATATACAATTACAGACACAAAAAAGAATGCAGAAGATTTATTATCAATAGCAAAGGTTGATTTTGATAAAAATGCTCTTAAACAGGCATATAAAGTTACAGAACCAGGTAAAACTGGATTTAATTGGTATGATAAAAAGATAGATGAACTAAAATCAACAACAATTGATGATATTTTCCACGGAAAACTTGGAAAAGTAGAAAAAGCAACTGAAACAGTCCAAAAAGAAGCAGATAATCTTGTTAAAACAGTAAATGCTTATGGTAAAATCAAAAACTTTAAACCATTAGAAAAAATACTTACAGTATATCCTAAATTTATTTCATTATTCAAGTCAACAAAGGTTCCAATGAACCCTTCATCTCACGTTGTGGCTAATATAGGTAACTTTTTTATGGGAGCAATGATGGGACTACCTGTATGGAAATCTGAATATTATAATTCAATGATGAAAGCCAAGAATTTACTAAAAGGCAAACTTGGAACAAAAGAAATAAAAGAAATGTTTTTTGATGACGCTTCTTTGTTCTTCGATATGATGAAAAATAATCCTGGGAGATTTAGACAATTAACAGGATTAGATCCAAAAGAAATAGATGTAATGCTTTCTGTTAAAGAAAAAATAGCAAGTAATATAACAAAAGAAAATTCTTATAAAGAAGCAGCAAACTATTTAGAAGAAGTTTGGAATAAAATAGATATAGGATCAGAACAAGGAAAAAGAGCAGATAAATTAATAGAAATAGAAGAATCACTTTCTTCAGAACAAAGAAAGGCATTAAATAAAGAAATACCTGAATATTCAACAGCATCAGAAACACTAAAGAGGGATTTTGAAAGTGGACCAATAACAGCTAGTGATGATATGTCATCTTGGACAACATCTGAGTTGTCTCAACAAGCAGAAACAGTAAGTAAGATAAAAGCAAAAATAGCTAGTGACTTAAAAAACAATCCTAATAATCCAATATATCAAATTGCAAACTTTGTTGTTAATTCAATGCCTAAGGGGTATGAAAGAATCGACCAAATATGGAAAATTGGGACAACAGATTTCTTAACACATACAGGAGTAGGAGAAGAAGAATTAATTAAATTAAGTAGGTCTGTTCCTATAACAAAAAATGATATTACTGAAGTTATTACAAAAGGAGCAGAAAAAACATATAAACTAAAACCATTAAAAGCATCAGAAGTTGCTATGGAGGCATACATGAACTATGCAGCTATGCCAGATTTTGTTAAAATGATGAGAGCAATTCCTATAGTTGGTAGTTCATTCTTCTCATTTCCATATGCAATGGCAATTAAATCAGCAAAAACAGCAATAGACAACCCAGCAATATTTAATAAAGTTGGGTTCGCTATGGAAGAAATGAACGCAGGTAGAACACCACAAGAAAAAGCTGCAATGGATGATAAATATAATCAATATTTAAAATCTCCTACAGTTGTAAAAATGTTTGGTATGTGGAATACAAATGTAAAGAACTGGATACCATGGTATACAATGAATATGTTTAATCCATCGGAAAGGAACTATGGTAATTCAACACAAGCAGAGATAATGAAAGCAACAGATAAATTACCATTATTCCAAGATCCAGTAGGACAAGTTCTTAAAGATTATTGGATACAACCATGGATTTTAGCAGGTTCTGGAGAGGTAGCTCAAGGACAATTTGGACAACCATTATTCCCAGCTTATGACGAGGAAACAGGTGAAGCAATAGATATTGGATTAAAAGATAAACTTCCTTATGCCTTAAGGTCTATTGGTGAAGCAATAGTTCCAGGTATAGCTGGATATGCAGGTGTTGTTAATGCTCCGTTAGACTTACCAACAGAGGCAATACAAGCTGTTCCAAGTTATGGATTTAGAAGTGTAGCAGAAGCAACACAAGGGAAGAGTTCAATAGGTAAACAAACAAAAGAAGACGCAGTTAGAAAAACATTAAGAGCTGTATTAAGTAGAACAGGTATCCCAGCTTATATGTTAGATCCAACAAAAGTATCAAGTGAATAATTATTAATTAACTTTATAAAAAATGTTCAAATTTTTAAAAAAAGAAAAAATAGATAAGAAATATTTAACAGGTGCAATTAAAAACCCACTTGATTTAAGACGTGTAAAATTAACTCAAGTACAAACTCCAGTTAAAATACCCAATAAATATATTTCAGATATTTCAATGCTTCCAGTATTGAATCAGAAAAATTTAGGAGCATGTGTTGGGCATGCACATGTATTAATACATATATGGCATAATTACATAGAAACTGGAAAAATCGAAAAATTATCTGCAAGATTTTTATATGCATTTTCAAAATTAATAGACGGTATATTAGGTCAGGGGACATATCCAGAAATTACTTCAAAAATAAGTAATACGAAAGGATGTGCAACAGAAAAAACAGTATTAAACAATACAGATTTATCACACGAAGATTATATAAATATAATAGAAACAGAAGGAATAATAGCAGATGCGTATCCATACAGGAATAAAGGTTATGCAGAAGTACTTAATGATAAAAAATCATTAAAACAAGCAATTTTTCAAAATGGATTAGTTGCTATTACGATATCAGTTGGTGGATATAAAACAAGAATAAAAAAAGGTAAAGAAGGATTACATAGAGTTGTAGCTTACGGGTATTCTGGAAATAAATTTTACTTCAGAAATTCATGGGGTGAAGATTGGGGAGATCACGGTAATGGATATTTCTACTGGTCTGATCAAGAGTTATCAGATATGATGGTATTTACAGATATTCCAAATGAAATTCTTGAACAAAATAAGGCATTACCAACATTAAGAATAACAAGATTATCAAGTGACTCAAAACAAACATTAGGTGAATTTCTTGCAACATATAATAATAATTCATTTAATGGAAAAACACTTGAATTATTATGGGATAATAATAAACCAAACGTTTCATGTATAACACCTGGAAAGTATATATGTAAATGGGAATATTCAACTAAATTTAAGAATTGGGTGTTTAGAGTTTATGATGTTACAGGAAGAATGGGGATACTCGGACACCCAGGTAATTTCTGGTTTGATATACTTGGATGTATATTATTAGGAGATAATCATATTGACATAAACAATGACGGAGAAAAAGACGTTACTAATACAAAAGTAACGTTAACAAAATTACATTCATTTTATGAGGGTAAAGACTTTACATTAATTATAAAGTAACCTCAGGTCGAATGAATAAATTATTAATAAAAATTATAATTATATATGGAAAAAGTAATAGCAGTATTTAAAAGATTATTAAAAGGGTTGATAGCTGGAGGAGTAGCAGCAATGGCATTAGTACCATTAGTTTTACCAAATACATGGAGTGGTTTTTTACCTACATTTAATACATTAGGTATAGCATTCGCATTTGGTGGATTAACTGGGTTAATATTAGCTCTACAAAAATGGGCAAATTGGAAAGAGTAAAGAAATAGCACCTAGAAATAGGTGCTTTTCTTTTATTTTAATATATGATATAATATGTACCATAACATTAATAAATAATTTAAATAAAATGGAAAATCAAACACAAGAACAGTTTGCTTCAGTACCAGCATCTCCAGAGGAGGTACCAGGTATTCAAGAAGGGGGAGAAGCTTTATCTCAAGACGAGATGAAAACTAACCTACAAGATCTTATGTCGCAAATAGAAAATAAATATCAAGAGTTTAATACTCAAAAATTTTCTTCTAGTAATAAGATTGAAGAACAAAAAAGTATGATGTTAAGATCATTATATGATGTATTTGAATCATTTGGTATTGATTTAACAAATGCCGAACAAGTAAAGGAATTTTTAGATAAATTAAAAGTAGAAAATCCAGAACTTTATACAAAATTAGAAGCAATTCTAGTAAAAGTAATTGGTGATGAAGAATCACCAGAAAATATGAATATAAATACAAATGAGACACTACAAGAAAACATATGAAGACGTATATTCAACAGATAAACCAAAAAACAGCGCTAAATTATATATAGATAAAATATCTGTTGAAGATATACCATTAGATAAATATATTTCTACATTTAAGGAATTTTTAAATAAATTCTATTTAGACCTTTTTGATTTTTGCGTAAAACTATCGTGGTTAAGAAGAAAATTTGGGTATTACGGTAAAAAAACAATTTTACCAATGCATAAAAATTCACAAATTTTAAATGGGGCTTTCGTTAAATTACTAAGAAGAAATGTAGGTAAAGATATCCAACTTATAACTAGAAGTAAGTTTTTTTCTAAGTTGGAATTATATTTTGAAGAATTATACCCAGGTTTTATGGAAGGGAATCCATTTACAAATCCAGAATATTATAAATTCCCATTTGAAAAAATTTCGATGGATTTTTTGCTTGTAGTTTATCAATTGGATGATAGAATAGAATTACTTAAATTAGCAGATAAGCAAAATATGACTTATGCTGTTTTTCTTGATTATATTATTAATCATGTTTATTCAATAAACGAAGAAATTGGTCGTGAAAGGTATCAAATAAAACAAAATCAGGATAGGAATTTTCCTTTTTATATTAAAGATACTGATAAAGGATTAGAAGATAAAAGAATTAAAAATATATGTCGTTAAAACCAGTTGTTTTTGTACAAGGTAAATATGCCTATAATAGGCAAGATACATCTCAACAAATAATGTTACTTAAGGCTCTTAAAATAACACAAAATCCAAATAAATTGAGAGAATTAATTGGGGTTAGAACAGTAGCAGAGGTATATAGAACATTAGATAAGATTGCAATGAGAAAAGAATATCACAAATCATTAGCTGATAAGGGTATTACTTTTGATTATATTGTAGATAATCTAAAAAAAGAAATAGATACAGCAGAAAAATCATCAGACAGGTTAAATGGAATTAACATGTTACTTAAATCAATAGGGTTAGATAAATACGAAGAATCTGCGATAAACTCTGGAAACTGGGAAGATGCACTTGCTAAATTAAAAGAAGAAAGAGGGGAAGGGGTTATTAAAAAAGAAGCAGTTAAAGAGTATGAAGTTGTTATTCCACAAATGCCAGAACATGTTAAAAAAGCAAAAGAAGAGCAGAATGCAATAAATAAAAAGTTATATGAATAGTGATTTATCTGAACAATTATTAGATCCACGTTTTTATCTTGAAAGTTTTTGTAAAATTAAAGGTAAATTAGGGAAGGGTCTTGAACCATTTATACTTAAGCCAGCCCAGCTTGATATTTTTAATACAATACAAAAATATAATCGTATTATAATAATGAAAGCTCGTCAAATTGGATTCTCAACAGCAGTGACTGGTTTTCTTTATCATAAAACAATTACAACAGATGGAGTTTCAACAGCTATAGTTGGTTATAACAATGACCTTACAGCCGAACTTCTAGATAAAATAAAAACATTTATAAGAACAACACCAGCTGATTTTCAACCTACAATTCATTATAACTCAAAATATGAAATTTCTTTTCCTAAAAATGATTCTAAAATAATTGTTCTTCCTTCTACAGATAACGTAGGTCGTGGATATACGATTAACTATGCTCTTCTAACGGAGTTACCATTCTGGGAAAACGCAGAAGAAAAAATGGGTACACTTGAAGCGTCTGTTCCAATTGACGGTAAAATAATAATTGAATCATCTCCAGGAGCTGTTGGAGATTACTTCCATAGAATGTGGGTTTCAGATAATGACTACATAAAAAAAGAATATGGTTGGTGGTGGAATTATACAGAAGAAGAAATTGAGACAATAAGAAGAAGAATGAATGATCCTCGTAAGTTTAACAACAACTACGCACTGGAGTTTCTTATTTCAGGTAGATCTGTGTTTACTCAAGAAACAATATTAGCACAAAGAAGCACAACTGTTAAAGTAGGAGATAAATTAAAACTAGAAAATGGATTAGAATGTACAGTCCAAGTAATTGAAGATGGATTTGTACAATACAAACCTTTTGAGGATGGACATTTTTATGTAGTAGGGGCTGACTGTGCGGAGGGTGTTTCAGGTGGAGACTATTCTGTTGCAATTGTATTAGATAGAACAACAGGAGAAGAAGTTGGGTTTTGGAGAGGACATATTGCTCCAGATAGATTTGCTAAAGTTTTAAATAAAATAGGAAGAGCCTATGGGAATGCTCTAATGGTGGTAGAAGCAGAAGCACATGGAAACGTTGTTCTTAATGTATTAAAAAATATGTTATATCCATCTCTTTATTTCAGACCATCACGTTTTGATGGAATAGGAAATCCATGGAGCGATAAGTTGGGATGGAAAACAACCAAATTGACTCGTCCAATTCTTATAGACGAATTTGAACAAATGGCTAGAGAAGGTCATATTACATTACACTCAAAAGAGACAGTAGATGAAATGACTGTATTTATATATAATGATGCAAATAATATGGTGTGTATGGATAGTTATCATGATGACTGTATTTTTGCAACAGCAATCGCGTTACAAGGGTTTAAGGTGTTAAGTGACAAACCTCAAACTCAACTTAATTATACACAACATTTACCAACAGTGGGCTATTAATTTTTAAAGTACTATAGTATAATAGTAAAATAATATGACAACATCACAAAATAAATATACTAGGTTTAATACATATAATCCAGCAGACTTCGGACAAGATGAAGTTGATTTTCAATCTAGGTTCCATCTACAAATGCAAGACTCTAGGCAATATTTTTTACGTATTATAAAACCTAGACTAGATAGATCTTATAAGTTATATATCGCATATAATGGGGATCGTCAATTACAAATAAAGTCATGGCAGTCTAATATTTTCGTTCCATATGTTCAAGCTGTAGTAGAAACACTTATGCCTCGTGTTCTTGATGCTAGACCAGATTTTAATGTTCAAGGTAGAACAGCAGAAGATCAGGCAAAATCAGAAAAACAACAACAACTAGGAGATTATATATGGGAAATATCAAAAATGGATAGAACAGTTGAAGATGTGGTCCGTTCTTCTTTAGTTTACGGAACTGGATATCTTCAGGCTTATTGGAAAAAGGATGTTCGTGAGCAAAAGTTTTTAAGAACAAAAGATTTACTAAAAAAGAAATATGAGTGGAAAAAAGAAAAAAAGACTTTTTATGATGCTCCTTATGCAGAATGGGTAGATAATTATTCTTTGATGTATGACTGGCATAACACAAACAGAGAAAGTAAACAGTACTGGTTTAAAAGATTGTGTTTAACCGCACCTGAAATAAGAAGAAGATATCCAAATGCAGATCCTGAAAGATTAGAACTTGCTTTTAATAATCCAGGTGGAGATTTACAAGATTACGCATCAATACGAACACAAGTAAAACAAAACCAAGAACTTATTGTTAAGGGAATAAACACATTCAACGGAATAAATACATTTAATGGCCCAACATACGGTTCTTTTGGATATGGAAGTGATAAATATAATACATATGGAGATCCAGAGTTACAAATGTATGAAGTATTTGAGTGGACTCAACCATTTGAAGATATTTATTCAGTTCACGTAGGAGGTTCATACACCCCTATTTTCCCAGGAGGATGGATGCCTATTCCTTATGACTTTAAAGAGGCTACTTTCATTGATTTCCCTTACTTAAAGATTCCAGGAGAGTTCGAAGGTTATGGATTACCGATGATTCTTGAAAATCCTCAAATTATGATGAATATGATTAAGAACCAGCGTTTAGATGCTGCAACTCTTGGTATTCATAAAATGTGGATTGTTAATCCATTAGCAAATATAAATAAAGAAGAACTCGTAACACGTCCTTTTGGTATTATTTATTCAGTTGACCCTAATGGTGTTCGTGAGGTTCAATTCTCAGATATTAAAGCATCTGCATACAAAGAAGAAGATTTACTTAAGGCAGATATGCGTTATGCTTCTGGAGTTGATGATTTCTCAATGGGTGCAGGAGGAGGAGCAAGTTCAGCTACAGAAGTTCGTCACCTTCGTGAATCTACACTAGAACGTGTACGTTTGTTTGTTAATCACCTAGGAGATGGTTTTTCAATTCTAATGCGTTATTGGATGGATATGTCACGTCAATTCTTTACAAAAGAAATGATAATAAGAATAGTAGGAGACGACGGTAAAGAAATGTTCCCTATAATAGAAAAAGATGATCTGGAAGGTAAATTCGATTATAAAGCTTCAGTTCTTCCTTCTATCGCAGGACAGCAAGATATTAAAAAGAAACAAGACATGGATCTATTCCAGTTGCTTATCAATCTTCCTTTTGTTGATCCACAAAAACTTACACAAAAAATTCTTGTAGATTGGAATTGGTCATTAGATTCAGTTGTTAAAGGAGAAGAAGCACCAGAAGCACAAATAGGACCTGATGGACAACCAATGGTGGGTCCTGATGGACAACCTATTCAAGAAGAAACAGACCCAATAGCAGAAATAATGGGAGGAGCTCCATCAATACAAGCACCAACAACACAAACAAAAACTATCTCACCAGATACAGCTAAGAAAGCCCTAGCAATGTTGAGAGGGTCAGGAGCTTCAGCCCCCTCATCTTTTAATCAAGCTAATTCTCCTATTAATTTATTAAATGCAGGAGGAGTTCCACCAACAGCACCTAAACTTAATTTACCAACATCTAACCCAAGAGGTATGAATAGAGGAACAGGGAAAGGTGGAATAGGTAAAGTGAATACAAATACAAGTATTCATAGTATAAATAGTAACCCAGAAAGTCAGTTAATGAATAGGGCATCGAGCCTACAAAAAGGTCGATAGATTGAAATAATTAATAGTTAATGTTATAATACAAAAATGATAAACAATAAAACAATTTTAAAAAATAAAATAAGTAGTATAAAATCAAATGGAAAAGCATTTAATAATGCAAGTAATGCAATGAATGCTATAAAAAAAGCAACAGATATTACAACTCCAACAGCACCAGTAATTAAAGATAAGGTTGCAAAAATTCAAAGTACAGGAGATAATAAAAAGAAAAATATGATTAAGAGTGCAGCTAAAAAAGCAATTACACAATCATCAACTCCAGCAACTGGTGCAACCTTAAATGTAACAGATGGACAAGGAGGGATGTTAAAAAATATGGCAAGTAAAGTTGGTGATGTTGTAAAGAATACAGCAACAGGAATAACAAATACAATAAAAAGTGGAGTTACAAAATATAAAAATTTTAAAGAAAAAGAAGATAAATTAGATGCAGCAGCAAAAAAGATTCAGGGGAATGTTTCAAGTAATCAGGCTAACGTAGATGAGTTTGTTAAAATAAAAAGAAAATTAAGGAAAGAAGGTAATTATTAATTAATTATATAATATAAATATGAATAAAATAAATAGCAGTAAGCAAGATTATTACACAGATGAAATAAGAGAAAGAATTAATGGTATGACAAATGAAGAAATGGAAGCTAGTTTAAAAGCACTAGAAGGGACTCATTTCTGGTTTGCTATATTAAAATATAATTTAAAAAGAGTAGGGAATGTTCAAGATTCATTTCTAACATTAGATCCAGTCCAAGAACCTACCAAGATATCTAGATACCAAGGGACAATTACGGGTATATTAGATCTTCAAGATGCAGTTCTAACTCTTAAATATGATTCACTACATGCAGAGGATCCAAAAAAGAAAGAAGAGGATTTTAAAGATGAATTAGGAGGTGCTTACGGAAAAGGCTATTAATTTATTTAAAAGTATGTTATAATAGAAAAACATGGAAACAAAAAGTTCAAAAAAAGAAATTTTAAAATCAGCACTAGATAAGGTAAAACTTGTCGATGCTGGAGTTAAAGATAAATATGGGCTAGAATGTTGTGCCCCTTGTCCATCTAATGAAAAAACTAGAATGTATTATCCTAGTTTGTATTTAGATACAAAAGAAGCTCCTATGTTAGTTGATTCAGAAGTTGAAGATGAAATAACATTACTTATAAAAGCAAAAGTTACATCACATTCATTAAGCGAAAGAAATAACAAAAAAGATGAAAATTTTAATTTAGAAATAAAGGAAATAGGAGTAGTCTCAGTAAGTAAGAATAAAAAATAATATGTCATCATTTACTAAAAAATTAAAAGCAGCAGGATTACCTAAATTAAGTGCAAAGGTATCTACAATGAAGGATTTTAAAACAAAAAGTATTAAAACTCCTAAAGTAAAAGAATCAAAGGTTAAGGAACCTAAGCCTTTTGACTTTAAAAAATATACAAAAATAGCAAAATTGCCAAAATCACCTAAAATCGCATTAATTAAAAAGGCAATTAAGAAAACAAAAAATGTTGGATTTTAATCAAATAAATTATCAAGGACCCAAAAGTACAACCGACTCAAAAAAGGAGGGTAGATTAAAAGTTGATGTTTTAGGAAAAAAGAAGTTATTAAAAAATAAAATTAAAACATTATTAGTTAAAAACAAATAATATGAACGATTCAATCAAAAAAGGAATAATTTCTAGAGTTATAGGAGGAGAAGATTTTTCTTTACCTGAATTTGTTAATTGTATTCAAGGTTTTTCGCTTGGGTTAAGATTGACTCACTGGGAAACAACAAGTTATGAATTACATAAAGCAGTAGAAATGACACAATCTACATTAGATGGATTAATTGATGACTTTGTAGAAGCTTGTATTGGAATGAATGAAGGGAAAAGACCAACTTTTGTAGGATCGGTTACAAAAGAGGTTGATCCAGATAAGGTTATTAATTACCTAAAAGGTATGTCAATAAAAGATTCCTCACTTCTCAATATCAGGGATGAGATGCTGCAGGCAGTTTATAAATTTAAATACCTGAAGACATTAAATTAAGATGAAGAATACAGATAAAATAAAAACAGCAATACATGACCAATCAGATCTTTTAGGGATGAAACCTTTTGGGAGTATTGGGAATGAAGGCGTTGTTAATAGTGTAAAAAGTAAACTTAAAAATAAGAAAATGAATACCCTTAGAGCTAAGGGTTCAACCTCACAATCCGGTGAAAAAGCAAATGTCGGTGCTATCAGCGGAGCTATAGGTCATTTTGTTAATAAATAAGAATTATAAATATGAATATGAATATGGAAAAAACATCAGGAGATCAAATAAGTTCAACAATATCTGAGGCCCTCTTAAAGCTTAAAGAGGAACCTAAAAAAGAAAAGGTTGATTTAGTTGATATCGTTAAAAAACTTTCTTCAAAGAAATTTGATAAAAAGAAATAGATGTTAAATCGTTTGAGCTCAGTCGGTTTATTATTAATTAATTATGAATAAAAAATATGACAGATAATATGTTTAACGGGTCCGATAATTCGGGTAGCCTAATACAAAATAGTGTTCCTAATCCAAATGCAATTGGAGGAGGGCAGACACAACCCAATGGAACTGGGGTAACAATAGATCCAAAACAGCATGAGGAATTAGAAAGCCTTGCTGGTAGATTAGGACAAGAAGTAGGTGAATATCGAAAATTCTTTTCAGATATTGCACCATTACTAGATAAGTTAGAAAAGAGTCCTGAAATAACACAAGCCATTGTTGATGGTAACATTACACCAGAATTAGCACGAGCTGCTATCGAAGGTAAAGTTTCAATCAGTGATGCTCAAATCGTTAATAAGGCTCATGAAGAAGTTAAGAAAGATTTAGGTAAAGAAGGATATAAGGGCGCAAGTTCTGAAGATATATCAAAATTAGTTGAAGATAAAGCAAAGGAAATCAAAAATGAACTTCAAAAAGAATTGAAGGACAGAGATGACGAAGCTGCTTTTATGTCAAGTATTAATGATTTTCTTGCAAGAACACCTGATTTCCCTCAATACGCAGCTGAAGTAGATAAGTGGCTTGATGAACATGATGTAACAGATATTGCTGTTGCGTACTATGCAGTCAAAGGTGAACTTTCCGAAAAAGAGGCAAAAAAGCAAGCAGAAATAGATAGAGCAGAAGCAGAGAAGTCTGGAGCATTAAATATGGGTGGAGGAAACTCAAATGCAACTAGATTTTCAAATGATCCAAACTTTATTGATACTCTAATTGCTGGTAAATCAAATCCTAATTCCTTTTAATGAGTGTTATCAAAAATAAAAAATGTTTTTAACACGTTTTCATTATTAGATTATTAGTTAGTTTAAAATTATAAAAATATGGCAAATTATCCTTATTACACAGAACCAACGCACGATACAGGTGCTGCGATAACTCTGGCCGCTACAAACGCAGGAAGAACAACTGCAGTCTCCGCAGCGGAACAACGTTTAATCGTTGACGCGGTAGACAAAATATTCCTATTGGAACCTAACAAGCACCCTCTTGTTACATTACTTACAAACGTAGGTAAAGTATGGGATGGAAAAGCATGGAAAGGATCAGGAATGTTGAAGAGAGCTACAGGTAACCCTGAGTTCAAATGGTTCGAAGACTTCTACGGGGGACGTTACGCTAAAGTTAGTGGAACATGTTCAGCCGCAGCAGATCAAACTCCAACAGTTACAGGAGCAGGTACAAACTCTGGTTATATCTTCACAGCAGGAGATGTAGTTAAGAACGCACGTACAGGTGAATGTGCAGTTGTAGGTACAGTTGCAGCAACAACAATCCAACTTCACTTAAGAGGTTTTGGATCAACAGCAGCAGCAGCAATGGCAGATGGTGACGGACTATTCATTATCGGTAACGTTAATGAAGAAAATGGAGGTGCTCGTAATGTTAACGCAACACGAACAACACCTCAGACCAACTACACACAGATCTTCAAGACAACAATCGCACTTTCTAACACTGAAAAGGAAGCTAATCTCTACGGAGGTAAAGACTTACCTTATCAGAGAGCTAAGAAAGGAACAGAACATGCTCTTGATATCGAACGTGCATTTTGGTGGGGTCAGAAGTACGCTTCAACAGGTACACAAGGACACCCAGTTCGTTCAACAGGTGGAGTTCTAGAATTTATTCAAGCAGGAAATTCATATGTTCAGAATCAAGGAGGTGCATTAACAGCTCCAGATCTTAACACATTCCTACGAGAAGGATTCACATACGGTAACACAGAGAAAATGGTGTTCGCAGGAGGAGTTGTTCTTCAAGCAATTAACGAAATTGCAAGAGGTCAAATCTTAATGGCACCAGAAGCTACATCTTACGGTATGAAAATCAGTAAGTGGGTTACAGCGTTCGGTACAGTAAATATCGTTCACAACCCATTGTTTGCTGAAGATTACGCAGGATATGCATTCTTGATGGATATGGAATCATTTGTATACCGATTTATGAACAATCGTGATACAAGTCTCCAGACAAATATTCAATCTCCAGACGCAGATGGACAGGTAGATCAATACCTAACAGAATGTGGTCTTCAGAGAGAACAAGCTCCAAAACATGCATTGCTTCTTGGAGTAACAAGTTAAGATTAAGTTAAGTTAAGAGATTCCTTCGCACTCCTGGGAATCAAAATCAGGAGTGCGCGGAGTTTCGAACTCCGCTCCGATTAGACCACGGGTAAATGGTTGATTAAAAAATAAAATTATGGCATCAAAAGACTCATTAGAAATAAGAAAATTATTAGCAAAAGGAACAGTAATCCAAGCTGGATCAGATAAGTCAGTTGCTTTACGTTTGAAATATAAGGGAACAGGATCTGTTACATCAGTAACAACTGTTACAGCTACATCAGTAGAACTTATAACTTCAGATGGTGGAACAGACACATACGAATTCGCAACATATACAACTATGGGCGCACTCGCAGATAAAATCAATTCAGATGGAATCTTTGAATGTAAAGTACTTGACGTACTTCGTTCAGCAGGTTCAGACAATAATCTTCTTGCAGGAGCCCTAACAGCTACAAACTATGTAGATGAAATGGGTAACGCAGTTTATGATATCTTTACAGATTCTTCAGCATTCTTCCAATATGGAGCATGTTTATCAGCATCAAGAGGATTCTTGGCACCAAAAGGCCACAGAGTAACTCTTTCTGCTATAACATATGTTGCAAACGTTGGAACAGCAGCTGTAGATAGTGTACAGATATGGAAGAGAAAGAATGGAGTAGAAACCCAAATCTTTGGACAGTTATCAGTTGATACAACTGAAACAACAATTACATTCGCTGTAGCAGGTGGAGTAAAGGGTATTACATCAAACGAAGACGAAGAATTAATCGCTCTTGTTAAGGACGCAGGTTCTCTAGCAGACGGTGGATTCATCAGAGTAGTTGGTGAAATAGAGTAGTAGTTTTTGTGAGATAAAGCCTCTGGCTTTATATGTGAGAGAAAGAAATTTCTCTCACAAATTAAGGTCAGAGATATTAATAATTAATTATGAATAAAAATATTATGTCAACAAAATTTGTAAGTAAAATGTCTAACTATGCATTAGTATTAAAACCAGGAGTTGAGGGTAATAGAGCCCTCGGAACACACGCAATTCCTGGAATATATGTTAAATTCTCAGGAGGTGTAGTAGATGTAAAAGAAGAAAAAATAATAGAAATGCTAAGAGAACATCCTTCTTTTGGTGTAGATTTTCTTGAAATTAAAGAAGATGAAGTAGACCCATATAGTGATGTACGTTCTGATATTGAACCAGAACATTTTATACAAGAAATGAAATACGGTCATGCTGTAGGAGTACAAGGTTCTAAAAAAACAAAGATGAGTCCTGAATTAAAGAGATTAATAGAATCAGAAGCTGTTAAAATGCTTCCAAATCTATTAAAATCTAATCCTGATATTCTTAAAGATATCATAAAAGATATGGCAAAAGATATGAAGGATAAAGAGGAAAAATTATCTTCAAAGTTAAAACCAGAGGCTAAAACTGAAACTAAGGAAAAGGGAATAGAAGAATAGTAAAAGTTATAGGACTATGGTAAAATATAATATATAAAATAATTATAACAATAACATATGTCCAACCAATATTTTAATTTTTCATACGACCCAATACGCCAAGGATACGATTCCACTACATGGAATACGATCCTTGGCGTTCCTGTTGTTGCCGCTGGAAAATTAAGCATAGCTAATGCAGGGATAATTCATTATGCAGATATTTTAAGAGGTGATTTTATTTTTAATGTTAATATTTCAGCACCAGCTGCTGGAGATGATATAAAAATAGGATTAATTGAATACAATAAGGATGCTTATTTGTATTTTAAAATAGAAGATGATGTTTTTACAGCAGAAACTTCAAATGGAGTAGATACAAACAGTATATCTTTAACATGGGACTCATCATGGGATAACACAGATACAGAATTTAGAATAAAATGGGAAGCTGGAGATGTAACATTCTTTATTGGAGGACAATTTAAGGCAACATTAAGCGATATAACAATCCCAGGAGATCCTTTAAGTTTATATGTTTATAGTGACAGTACAAACCCATTATTATTAAAATATATAGATGCAAAGGATATCCAAAGCATGTATTAATCTTTATGGCAAATCAATTTTTTAACATTTCATATGACCCTTCAAAATCTGGATATGATAATTCTTCATGGCACACAATACATGGAGACGCATACGTAACAGGGGGTAAATTAAGACTAGATAAATCCGAAATTATACATTACGGAGATATTTTACGTGGTGATTTTTATTTTAGTGTTAAATTACAAACTCCAGCTATTGATGATAATATAAAAATAGGATTAATACAGTATTCTAAAAATGCTTATCTTTACTTTAAAATAGATCAAGGTGTTTTAACAGCAGAAACATCAAATGGTGTAAATACAACATCACAAGTAATAGATTGGGTTTCAGATTGGAGTGATACAGATACAGAATTTAGAATAAGATGGGAAGCAGGTATGGCAACCTTTTATATAGGTGGTCAATTTAAATACAGAGTTAGTGATATTACGGTTCCTAATGTACCATTAAGTTTTTATTTGGCTAGTGATAGTACAAATATATTCCTTCTTGATTACATTTTAGGTAAAAGTATTCAATCATTTTTAATGAGTGAAGGTAATGAAGATTCAAGTTTTGAAATTTGGGTATCAGAATCAGATAAACTAACAATTAGTGAAGCAATAACAACAGAAATGGCTGATGATATGGCAGTATCTAAAGTTGATAACGTTTCAATATCAGAAAGTAAAACAGCTACAATAAGTGATTTAATTATTAATAAAAACGATGATATAACAACCACTGAAAATTTAACAGTAGGTGAACCATCATAATATAAATTATAAAAACAATATGGAAAATATATTAACAACATCAAATATAATGTTTGCGTTAGGTATAATAGGGTTGATTTTTACTATCTGGGAGAAAATAAAAAACCCACAAATAAAACTGGATAAAGACCAGGCTTTAACCGAACAGGAAATGGAGGGTAAATCTTCTATGTTGTTACTTCGAATGAAAATGAAAGATGAAGCAAATGAAGTTAAATTCAAAGACTTAGGGTTAAAAATAGAAGATGCTTTTAAAATGGCGTATAATCATACTCATACGGTAGATACTAAGGTAGATAGACTCATAGAACAAACAAATGGAATGTGTTTAAATATAAAGGAATTAGCTACAATAATAAACGAAAGGATCCCTAAAAAATAATAATTATATAAAAAAGAGAAGTGCAAAAGGCACTATCTTTTTTTATTTAGATATTGTATAATGTAAGAGTTAAAAACATTTTTATAAATATGAATATTAATATCAAAACTTTTATGAGTATAGTCGAATTATACCATTAAAATGTTAATCTAGATTAGTAATTTAAATAAATTTATAAAAATCATGAGTAAAACAAAAGGCCATTCAGATGGCATGAAAGTGGCTGGTTTCTTTAGAGTTCAGTTAACCGAAGAAGGTAAGGGAGTTATCGGTGACTCTGGATGGCAAAAGAACCAGGTTACCAACGACGGTATTAAACAATATATCGTTGACTGGCTAACATCAGGAGCTGGAAAAAGCGTTACTTATATGGCGCTCGGTACAGGAACTGCACCAGCTTCAAACGCTACGTCTCTATCAGGTGAATTAACTCACTCAACAAGTGGACGTGCAGCAGTTTCAAGTTCAATAGTAGCATCAGGTACAGCACAGTTTACAGGAGCATTCGCATCTGCAAACAGTTTCGTAACTGCAAGTGCAAACATTGCGAACATCGGTTTGTTTAACACATCAACAACAGGAGCAGGTACTATCTTCGCAGGTAATACATTCGCTTCAAGTTCATGTGCTACCAACCAGTCTGTTAACGCAACTTATCAAATAAGATTTGCATCAGCATAATTTTATTTGATAAAAACAAGAGACCACCTAACAGGTGGTTTTTTGCTTTTTTTATTCCAATATGCTACAATACTAATATTATAATTAATATGAATATTAATATGTCAAAAGTTAAAAATATTATTGAGAAGAGAAAAGTTACAATGGTGGATATAGGGTGTGGGGCAAACAAACAAGGGCCAAATTGGTTTGGAATTGACTATAGAAAGCTCCCAGGGGTGGACTTAGTACAAGATCTAGAGAAAAGTGCGTGGGAGGTGCCTTCCTGCTCGTTTAACACGGCCCTAGCGAACCATGTAGTAGAACATATAAACCCTGCAAAAGGTGGTTTTTTAAGTTTTATGAATGAAGTATGGAGAATATTAAAACCTGAAGGTGAATTTATAATAGGAGCTCCATATGCTACATCTGTAGGTATGTTTAGAGACCCATCTCATATAAATTTTATTAATGAAGAAACATGGAGTTACTTCGATCCTGAGGATAATTTTTATCAAGGACAATTATATAAAATTTATGCTCCATTACCTTGGAGAATAAAAGTAAATACATGGAATTCAAGTGGTAATGTTGAAGTTGTATTAGTAAAACGAGATATATTGCCTAGATATAACGTCGATAAGGAATATCAACGTATTCTTAAATTAAATACTAAGAAATTTAAATAAATAATATGAAAAAGAAAATAACAAACAAACTAACAAAAAATGTTCCAGTTAAGAAACAACGAGATGACTATTCTTGTAAGGGACAAATATATCATGAACTAGATATAAATCCAGCATCAAAAAACCATGTATGGACAAACAGGATACTTATAGCAGTTCCATGTACAGGACTAGTTAGAATGGAATGGGTAATGGCTAAATACGGACAAATAATACCAACTAACTGGTCTCAAGTAGAAATGCTGCAGTGGATGAATACATATGCTCCTATGGAGTATCAACTTCCAGATGCAGAAAATCTAATTGCTAAAGCAGTAGTAGAAGGAGACTTTGAATGGTTTCTAAGTATAGAACAAGACAATGTTATTCCACCAGACGCTTTTATCCGAATAAATGAATATATGACAGACGGTTCAATTCCAATAGTTTCTGGGTTATATTACACAAAATCAGTTCCACCAGAACCAATTTTATATAGAGGAAGAGGGAATGGATCATTTAGAGACTTTAAACTAGGAGATTTAGTTTGGTGTGATGGAATTCCATTTGGATTTACTCTAATACATGGATCTATAATTAAAGCATTATGGAATGAATCTGAGGAATATATGGTAGGTAATGAAGTAACACGAAGAGTCTTCGAACTCCCAAACTTTAATGTAGGTAACTTCGGTTTTGATAATACAGATAAAGAAGAAAACCAGGGGAGTGGAAGATTTGCTTATACACGTGGAACAACAGATCTTAATTTTTGTAAACGTATGATTAAAGATAATATCTTTACAAAAGCAGGATTCCCTGAAATACAAAAGAAGAAATATCCATTCCTTGTTGATACAAATATCCTTGTGCAGCATATAGACAACACAGGTAGAATGTATCCATTAGGAGGAGTTCCTTTAAAAAACGCTCCAATTAAGGGAGTAAAACCAAAGGAAATTAAGTAATTAAAAGCCACCGAAAGGTGGCTTTTGTGTTGAGACTATGATATGATATGATTATGACAAAGATATTACCTCAATCAACAGATACATTAAACCCATATCATGCATTACAACATAGAGTTGTTTCTATTGATAATAATTCACCTGAATCTTCTATTGATATTGATGAAGAAGGGAATGTTATTGTTGGTATATTATTACATGATGGAATTTACGCTGAAATATATAATCATGATACATCTGCTTCTCAAAGTATTCCAACTGGAACAACTTATACAAAACTTACAAATTATACTAATAATGGATTGAGTAATAACTGCACATCAGATGCAACTAATGATAAAATAACAATTACAAAAACTGGGAAGTATAGAATAAGTGGTTCATTTAACTTTAATGATGATACTAATAATGTAGTATGGAGAATAGCTACTTTTTTGAATGGTGTAGAGCAAAATAGCATTCACGTTAAAAGAAAAATATCAACAGCTGGAGACTCAGGTTCTGCTTCATTTACTGGATTTATAGATGTAGTAACAGTACCTATAGATTTAGATGTAAGAGTAAGGCATGACTATGGAGGTAGTGTAGGGTTAGTTATGGAATATTCAAATTTAAATGTTCAGTATATTGGTGAGTAATTTGAAACAGTAATGAAAAATCAGTAGACTATGGTAAAATATAGTCATGAATATACAAAGTGGAAAACACAAAATTCTATTTAGTCTAGGTAAATTATACCTAGATGGGTTTCAAATAGCGGGCGAAGGAATATATCCACCAAAGGATGTAGTTTTTGAGTTCCAAACTGGGCCAATAGAAGAGAAGCCTATCGTTAATAACGATCCTTCTATTTTATCAGTAAACGTTCATGATGCTATTTCTGCAAAAGCTCTAGGTCCTGGACAAGTATAAAATGTCAATAAACATAGCATCAACAAGTATTTGTAATTACACAGTATCAACCTGTGCAATACCAAAACCGTCTGGTTTAGCAGCTGGTGATTTGATGATTGCTGTAGTTAGTTGTTATAAAACAATTCTACCTCCTTCAGGATGGACATCTGTTGGAAATAAAAATATAACATACAATAATACTTCTATATATAAAAAAATAGCAACATCTACAGATGTTGCTGCTACTTATTTTACATGGACAAATGATTATTCCGTTGGTATAGGAGGAATTATATATAGAATTCCAGAAGGTAATTTTAATGATGTTCAATTGGCTGTAGATGGAGCAGGATTAACCCCTGTTGTAAGTAACAATGCAGTTGTAATTTTAGGGAACAGTGGAGATAATGATAGTGATCCAACTACTTTTACTGGATATACAATAGCAGGAGGAGATTCTTTCGCCTTTAGTGAAGGTTGGTTAACACAGCCATATAGTGGCGCAGTTGCAACAACAGTTAATTCAACTGGAGGAATTTTAAATGTTACTTCAACTAGTAATGACCCATACATACCGATGACTTCATTGGGTACATTTGATCCTAATACATATAAATATATAAATATAAGATATAGAGTTACAGCAGGTACTGCTAGTGCTTGTCAATTCTATTTTTTAAACAGTAGAAGAACTTATGCTAGTGAAGATCAATCTGTAACTACTGCGTTAAATAGTGATGGAGCTTGGCATTTTTTAAGTATAGACATGTCAGCAAATGCTTATTGGACAAACTCTAGTGTGACAGGATGGAGATATGACTGGTGTACAGAAAATGGAGTTACAATGGAGGTAGATTATGTAACATTAGGAAGTACACAATACACAACAGGACTTCAGGAAGATTTTGATCAATATGGAAGTAGTAGTAGTCATAGGTGGTCTTTGGGTGTTGCATCTGGACTTTATACTTCTGCTTCTGCTATTACATCTTTTAATGTGACTATTCAAGCTGGAGCAGATAAAGAAGGAAGGGCACTTGTTTTAATAGGTAATGTAACTGCTCCTACAGTTACAACGTCAGCAGTTAATAAAATAACAAGATCTTCTGGAACCGGACATGGAAATGTAACAGCAGATGGTGGAGGATTAATATCAGAGAGAGGGTTTTGTTATAATACATCAACAAATCCAACTACTTCTAATAGTAAAAAAACAGTAACTGGGACGACTGGTTCTTTTTACGGTTTAATATCTGGGTTAAATGCAAACACTACATATTATGTTAGAGCTTATGCTATAAATGCAGCTGGTACATCATATGGTGATAATGTTAACTTCACAACTGCAGCATCTAACACTTCTTTGGTTGAAACTCTTGTAGTGGCTGCTGGAGGAGGAGGAGGAGGTAACGGAGGAGGAGGAGGAGGAGCTGGTGGAGTTAGATATGATGAAGATTTTGCAATAACTCCTCAAAGTTATTCTATTACAGTTGGAACTGGAGGAGGGGGTTCTGGAGGTAATTCAGTTTTTTCTTCTATAACAGCAACAGGAGGAGGTAAAGGAGCAAACCGTGATACTGAAGGAGCACCATTAGCAGGTGGTTCTTCTGGAGGAGGAGCAAATGCCATAAATACAAATAGTGCTGCTAGAACATCTCCATCCCCTAGTCCAGCAGGAGAAGGGAATATAGGAGGTAATGGACCTGCAACTGATCTTGGTGCTAATGGAGG